ACTGTTTGGAACTCAACATCACCTACGTCATCAGTATTTTCTCTTGGTAGCGCTTGGCCTAGTGTTGCTTCTGGTGCAACGCTGGTCGCCTACTGCTTCGCCCCAGTGGAAGGCTTCTCAGCCATGGGTGTCTACACCGGCAATTCTTCTGCGGATGGACCATTTGTGTTTACTAATTTTAGACCAGCGTTTGTGTTAATTAAGGGCACTTGGGGTGGTAGCTGGAGGATATACGATATAAAGCGAGACACTGGTAATGTCACGGGCAATAAACTTTATCCGAACCAAGCTGTTGCAGAAAATGGAAGTAGCGGTGACGCATTTTCCTATAACACTATAGATGTGTTGTCTAATGGATTTAAGTTGCGTTCATCTAGCTCTGAGACAAATTACAACGCAAACACGTTTATCTACTATGCCGTAGCCGAGAATCCTTTCTCCCTAAACGGTGGACTTGCTCGCTAATTAACAAATAACTATGCTAAAACTTGATGGTAAGACCTTGCAATATGACAAGGCATTCACACATGAAGGTATTTCGTATCCTGCTAATTGGCTGCGCTTGACTACTTTAGAGGAAAAGCAAGCTATTGGTATTACTGAAGTATCTGACAATACTCAATCTTGGGATCAGCGTTTCTACTGGTCTCCTAGTAATCCTAAACAACTAGACGACAAAACTGAAACCATTGATGGTACTGAGGTTACTACGACTGGTCTAAAGACATTGTGGAAAGCACAACAAGCAGAAACAGCAAATTCACTTCTCTTACCTTCTGATTGGCGTGTAGTCAAAGCTGCTGAAGTTACTGACTATGCAGTGTCGTCTCAATGGCTAACCTACCGTGCTGCTGTACGCACTGCGTGTAATACACGCCAAGCTGAAATTGATGCTTGTAGTGATGTACCTGCACTAAAGGAACTTCTATTTGGTGCTGCAACTATTACTCGCCAAAAGACTGACGGTGAAGGTAATGGTGTTGTTGATTCTGATAACAACCCAGTCATGGAAACCGTCGCTAATCCTGCCATTGCTACGGCATGGCCTACCCCTATTGAATAATGATCGCTATTATCCGTCCAATTCTTTTTTCTTTTATTCAATCTGAGAAGGTAAAACTACTGATTGTTGATCTTCTTACTAAACTTGCTGAATCAACTGATAATGATGTTGATGACAAAGCAGTTGAATTTATACGTAACGGACTGTTCCCAGCTAAATGAATGAGTGGGCAGATCCACCTGTACTGCCCGTCTGGAGCCTCCCTGAAGCGCCGTTACTACCGGCTCCGATACTAGAGATACCACAAGGGGAAATACCAGCTTACAAGCCTCTTGTGGTGCCTCCTAATACTCTCAGACCACCGCCAGGTGTCAAAGGTATTGAGACTAAGGACGAGCCACCACAGGATAAAAAAACAACACCAAAAACTAAGCAAACTCCACCTGCTAAGCCAGACCTGGAGATACCAAATAACCTACCACCCGAAGCACAGATCGTTTCTATACCATTTACAGACATCGAAGTACCGATGCCTACAACAACGATCATGACCACAGCTGCAACTACATCGGTCATCTCGGTGGGAGCTACCCTTGCTGCTACGTCAGTGTTCAAATACTTGGTGATGGTGATAAAACCCATCCTTAAGCAAGCATGGAACAAATTGACACAGAACAAAAACCAAAAAACTTCTTAGAAAAAGTCAAAGAAAATACCGAGGATGAGCTACAAATACTTGGTACTTTTGTACGCCTTGGAGTCGTTGTGTGGAGCGGATTTATAATCACTCTTAACTATGTTGACTTACCTATGATCAAAAAAGGTCAAAGTGGTGGGGACATAACTTTCGTCGCCAGCGTATTTACTGGTGCGCTCGCAACGTTCGGTTTGACGACATCTAACTCTAAAACAGTTAATCAAAAACCATCAGATCCTAAAAAGAAAGACGAATGAAACGCCTACTTTTACTGTTGATTTTGGCAAGCGCCACTCCCGCTGCAGCTAATACAATTACCCCTAACTTTACGCAGGGGTCTATGAATTCCACTACTACAACCACCGTAGAAATTGATCGTACAATTGAAACTGAGATCTATGGTGGTGCCTATTCATCATGGTCCGGTCACAACGTAACCCCAAGTTCTCATATCAACGATTCTGCAACTACTTATTCAGTAACCAACGCAGGAGAGAACTTTCAGTTAGAAATTACGACGAGAGCAGCAGGTGTAATCGAAGACACCACGATCACAGAAACCATCGACCAAACCTCTACCATTACATCCTTGTCTGTCTTCTCTCAATAACACCTGCTATTGCAAAAGAAGATCCTACAGTAAATAATACGTCTAATCCTGTTGCTGCTGCTACAGGTAATGTTACTAATCAGGCGGTGCAATTCCAAAACAATGGTGCACCGTCTCGTCAATACTTTGGACCTAACAGTTCCTGCAACGGAACAACTATGCAGGTCTCTCCTTTTTACATGGGTAGTGACACCATTCCTAGTGATAGTACGTATACCCGTACTGGTAACTGGGGTATGCAAATCAATTTTGCTGTACCACTAGATGGTGGCATGATTGAACTCTGTAAAAGTATTGCTAGAAAGCATGATCAAAAACTGAGACTGGATTACGAAATTGTTCGTGCTCTTAAGTGTGCAGAACTACAGCAAAAAGGATTTACCTTTAGGCCTGGAACACGTGTTGAAAGTCTCTGTCACGATATCGTCCCTATTGTCTCTTTAAATGACTGAAGCCTTTGTGACGGCTGTCATCGCCGCTGTCACAGCGGGTGCAGCATTAAATAACAGACTACACAGAAGAATAAATAACGTACATGATCGCATAAGTGGTCTAGACCGTCGTATTGACTCTATTGAACTTGGTGTAGCTACAGACTATGTGTCTAAAGCTGATCTAGGCACTATGGTTAAACGTATGGAAGATCATATGGTACGTATTGAAAACAAACTAGATCAAATTGTACTTAGAAACTCCTAATTATGTCCCACCAACTTGTAGATCTTTATATTGACAAAGTAATTGGTGACTACGCCTCCCTAACAGATGCTGAAAAAGCTATGAGTCGTTTGTATCCAGAAGCTGGTCGATATGAAATCAAATCACCCAAGGTACGCAAACCACGGGCTAAGAAAGCTGATGTCGAAGAAGAAAGCAACTGAAGATCAGTTTAACGAACTACATAACCTCGTTACCACTGAATTTCTAAACCGTATTAAAAGCGGTGAAGCCACAGCACAGGATTTAAAAGCAGCCTGTGACTGGTTACATAAAAATGATATTTCTGGTGTTGCCGTAGAAGGTAACCCTCTAGAAAAACTATCTACCATCCTTCCGAAGGTAGATCCTGAAATGGTACAAACGCGACTGTATGGCAAAAGGTAGGACACAACGTTATTACGACGCTAACCCCGAAGCAAACCGTAAGCGTTTAAAGCAACAATCCAAATATCAAAAGACACCTAATGGTAGGCGTCTCAAAATAAATGCCAATAAAGCAAATCGGAAATTAGGTACTTACGGCAATGGTGACAAAAAGGATGCTTCTCATACTTCTAAAGGTATACGCCTTGCATCTCAAAAAGCCAATCGACGTAAGAAAGGAATTCACGCCTAATGACCCCGCTGCTTCCAACTCCTGATCATTATTTATACAACCTAATAGCCATGTCATCCTCTGAAGCTAAGCGCCTTTGGAGGCGCAGTATCAAAGAACATTTTGACTGTACATGTGTCTATTGCGGAGGAACTTATGAACTTAACGAACTATCTCTTGATCACGTGCATCCTCGTTGCCACGGAGGTGGCGACTACAGAAATGTATTACCAGCTTGTGTCAAGTGTAATCAGGAAAAAGGAAGTCAACACTACTTAGATTTCATGCGTTCAACGTTTGGTGTTAATCGCCTGCGTGAATACGTACTAGCAACTCATACCCAATAGTTGCATTAAGTAAACTTTATATCGCCGTCCGCAAGGGCGGCTTTTTTAATGTCTAAAAAACCCCGTACTACATTAGGGGTTCCAGAAGCTGTATTTCAAAAAGAGTTATTTGCATACCTTCAACGTAAAGAAGCTAATCCTGGTAGAAACGTAAAAGCTAGTTTTGTTTACAACGGAACCTCGTATACCTTTGAGCGTGGCCGTGGAGTCTTTGGCTATGGCTATCAAATAAAAACTTCAGCCGGTCAAGCTGCAAAAGAAATGGCCCGCACAGAACAAAAAAGATCCATCAAACTTTCTGATGGTGAGAAAATGTTCCTGGCTGATAAATATGCAGCGGCAGCAGAACGTAATGCTATTGAAGGCCGTACTGGAAATCGTAAGTTAGAAGTTGATCACGTTGAACCGAGATCGAAAGGAGGGTTACATCACCCATATAACTTACGCCTTATGGAGCGCGGTAACAACGGTCATAAAAGTGACAAACAAGGTGGTTTTGGTAAGTTTGAATCTCTTTTAGCCGAAACCAAAGCTGAATTTGACAATCAAGAATTACGTATACAAGATACTCGTGAAGGTCGTTCTCCTAGATCACGTCTTAGTAAATCGCCAATTAGAACTACAACCAATGAATTAGGCGGACAAAACTTACCTAACAGTGATGCACAAACTGAAGTTTATTTAAATGAGGTTTACGAGTACACACCTAAAGGACCCAAAGACCTTCCATATCCCGCTACAAGCGATGTTTTAAACCTCAATGGTGTCTAACCATATGTCCACCGTTTTAGAGGCCATACAGGCCGATTTTAAGCTGTTTCTGCAAGCTTTATGGGATCAACTAGACCTCCCTCCACCTACCCGTGCTCAATATGCAATTGCTGATTACATTCAACACGGTCCAAAGCGTTTACAGATCCAGGCATTTCGGGGAGTTGGTAAGAGCTGGATTACTGGTGCTTTTGTTCTTTGGACTCTCTTTAATAACCCCGAAAAGAAGATCATGATTATCTCCGCTTCTAAAGAGCGGGCTGACAACATGTCTATCTTCTTACAAAAACTAATCATTGAAACACCATGGCTTTCTCATTTACGTCCGAAGTCTGACGATGCAAGGTGGTCAAGAATAAGCTTCGATGTGAACTGTTCACCCCACCAGGCTCCATCCGTAAAGTCGGTGGGCATCACTGGACAGCTCACCGGAAGTCGCGCCGATTTAATGATCCTCGACGACATTGAAGTTCCTGGTAACTCAATGACTGAAATGATGAGGGAGAAACTTCTACAACTTTGTACTGAAGCAGAATCCATCCTGACACCAAAGGATGACTCCCGCATCATGTACCTGGGTACACCACAGACAACATTTACTATCTATCGCAAGCTAGCAGAACGTAACTATCGTCCCTTTGTTTGGCCTGCACGTGTACCTAGAAAACTATCAAATTACGAAGGCTTAATTGCACCTCAACTACAAGAACAGATTGATAATGGTGCACAACCTTGGGACGTAACTGACCCTGATCGCTTTGCTGATGATGATCTTCTCGAACGTGAAGCAGCAATGGGTCGCTCTAACTTCATGCTTCAGTTCATGCTGGATACCAGCCTGTCTGACTCAGAAAAGTTCCCACTCAAATGCAGCGACCTTGTTGTCACTAGTGTTAATCCCTCCACTGCTCCTGACCACGTGGTCTGGTGTTCCGATCCGCAAAACGTTATCAAAGAACTACCAACTGTTGGACTACCTGGAGATTATTTCTACAGTCCAATGCAGCTACAGGGAGAATGGCTCCCTTACCAAGAAACAATCTGCAGCGTTGACCCGTCGGGTCGTGGAACGGATGAAACGACAGCAGCTTATATCTCCCAACGCAACGGTTTCCTGTACTTGCACGAAATGCGTGCTTACAGAGACGGGTACAGTGACAAAACATTACTCGACATTCTAAAAGGATGTAATAAATACAATGTCTCGAAACTCGTTATTGAAACTAACTTTGGTGATGGCATTGTTTGTGAACTGTTCAAGAAACATCTCGTTCAGACCCAACAAGCCATTGACGTCGAAGAGGTCCGTGCCAATGTGCGTAAGGAAGACAGAATCATTGACTCGCTTGAACCTGTACTTAACCAGCACAGGCTCATCGTTGACAAAAGTGTAGTCGAATGGGACTTTAAATCTAACCCTGATGAAGCTCCAGAAAAACGTCTCATGTATATGCTCTTCTATCAAATGTCCCGTATGTGCCGTGAAAAAGGTGCAGTAAGACATGATGACAGAATTGACTGCTTAGCTCAAGGTGTTAAATACTTCACAGACGCTTTAGCTATTTCTGCTCATGAAGCAGTTAAACAACGTAAGCAAGAAGAATGGCATGACATGATGGAAGAATGGTTTGATGACCCTGAAGCTGCCGCTAATCACATGGTCTTTGGTATGAACTTAGACCAAAGAAGACAAGCTAGAGGTAAGATTGGCGGAAAGTCAGTCCCCACCTGGGTTTAGCGGTACGACCTGCCGTATACAGGGAGAAGGAAAGGGTGGATCCTTTTTTCTGTGGGTTTAGGGGAAGACAATCCTTCCCCTTTACTTATCATCAGGTGAGCGTAGCGAACGATGATCCAGTAAGTATCTTCTTAATCTGGTTTATTTGTTTTTTAACCAGCCTGTTTCAGAATATCAGAACATCTATGTATGTCTATTGTAAAACTAATTCACTCTACACCTGATGGTGACAACCTAGTAGCTTATATGGCTAGGGTGTCTAATCCAAACAATCAAGACAACACTGAGACCAGTGGTCGTCTAATTAAATACCTCATTAAACATAAGCATTGGTCACCCTTTGAGATGGTCAATATGTGTGTAGAAATCAATACAACTAGAAGTATAGCTGCACAGATATTACGTCATCGTAGTTTCTCTTTTCAAGAGTTTAGTCAGCGTTATGCGAAGGTAACTCAACCAATTGGTGTGCCTGAGTTACGTAAACAAGACAAGAAAAATAGACAGAACAGTACTGATGATCTCAATGCTTTTACATTACAGCATTACCAGCACAGATTACAACAACACTTTGCACAAGCTACACACATTTATGAGTCAATGCTTGATGCGGGTGTCGCTAAAGAGTGTGCAAGAGAGGTTTTACCGCTTTGTACACCGACAAAACTGTACATGAATGGGTCTTTGCGGTCTTGGATTCACTATTGTGAGTTGAGATGTGCCAATGGTACACAAAAAGAGCATAAAGATGTTGCTGATGAGTGTAAACAACTGATTATTGAGCAGTTTCCTTTGGTGTCTGAGGCCTGGCTAGGAAAATGACATAATTTTCTGAAGCCTATTTACGTATATACGGGGCCGGAATCCCCCCGTAGGGGGTGCGCATGGCCTCGTTAGTTCTACAAACTAACGGATGGCACTGGGTTTTAGATGAAACGCGGGCGCGTCAGGCGGGCGCGGTAGTTGGATCGCTGGCGTGTTTGTTGTTCTATCTGTCTGCGATCTTATTGAGAACGTTGAGAATCCTAGTGATAGCAATGGATCACAGATGATAAGCAAGACTAATCATTGGCTGACCAAAGACTTATCATTCCGTTGTTGCAATGGTTCTTAGCTGCTGTGGTAGCAAGGTGATACACC